ACCAATCTGCTCAGAAACATAGATACGACCACCAACGTCATTCGTTGCTAGGTTGAGGACGTATTCTGTAGTAGCAATCTTATCTGATCTATCTCCAAGCAGAGGAGTAATAGATCTTGGGAATAGTCCAGCTTCTCCTGTCTCTCCATATCCATAAGCATTGGCGTCATCAACACGAAAACCAATGTGCTGGAAGGTAACTTCTCCATTGACTGCGTTACCATCAGTATGCGTAGGAGCGGTAGCAGTTGCTTCTCCACTGTTTAATGCTTGATATACGTTAGTACCAAAGTATACGTACTCATTTTCTTGGAAAATTTTTGCTTGGGTTGGGTATAAACTACCCGTACCATTCATGTAAGTTTTAAGGTGCGGACCTCTTAACTCTAGGTCAGGAGTAACGAAGTTATCAATGTCGAGGTTTAGAACTCTTGCCGTATCTGAAATGATAGACGTTGAGGTTCTAATAGCACCATTAATATCAAGTTCAAAGTCAACTGTGTCGAGAACTGATTCTAGTTCACAACCAACACCAAAACCACCAGTAACAGTAACATTTGGTGCTTCTGTATATCCACTACCAGGGTTATTGATAGCGACGTTAATAACTTGACCGTTAAAAATAAACGCAGAAGCAAGTGCTTGAACGCCACCAGGAGTAGTTGGTGGATCGATTGTAATGGTAGGAACACTAGTATAACCAGCACCTCCTTCGACAATGGTAATAGTGTTTACTCTCTGTCCAGTTCGGTTAATACCGACACGAGGTAAACCAGTATCACTATCGAGTTGTGTTCTCAGGATTTCCCTTTCTAGGGATCCTGTTCCACCTCTAATCGTAAGTTCATTATCACCGACGAGTTTTGGATTAGAACCCCTAATAAACTCTTTATCGGAATTGATATTAAAACTCATGGTGCTGACTACCTGCGCCTATTTTTCCTATGATATATTTAGCATCAACTCCACTGGACACTAACAACTTGAGTTGAAACGCACCACTTGATTGTGTTTGTTGTACCTGCTCTTGTCGTTGTATAGCTAAAACGATTGGCAGATCCTAGTGGTTGGATGTCCCATGTTTGACCACCAGGAATATCATCTTTGATAACCGTTCTCATGCTTGATAATACAGATGTATTACCAGCAACATCAGCAGATAATATTGTCTCTAATTTTGCTGAATAAACAGAACCCTGTGGATTCACAGCAATAATGTGACCTGTAATAAAATTAAGTGTACTGCTACCAATTGGTATTTGTGTACCAACATCATCCAATTGTAGAATGGCAGTATTAACTCCACGAAGAATGTAGTTAATAGTGCTACTATCAGAATAGAAAGAGTTTTTAATCTCTAATGTATTCAGATCCTTACCATTTCTAAATTCATCAACAACAACTGTTTTATCAACAGAAAATCCACTTATAGAATCAAACTTTTCCTTTGTGGTTGCCATATTACTTCTTAATTACGTTGGACGTGAATGTGATGTTGACATTATTTGTTGGTGCGACACCAGACCCTAATTCAATATTTAGTCTGATGTTGTTAGAAGCGGTAACTTCAAAAGTAGGAATAATCAACTGAGAACCAGTTCTAACATTGCCATACTCGGTAGCATGTACATCTGTACCATCATCGACAACACCAAACTCAATGAACTCTTTCTCATTTGTAGTTGGATCGTGAGCAACTACAGTAACTTTTGCTGCTTCTTCAGTAGCATTGTTATAGAGAAGAGTGCTTCCATTATCAGAAGTTCCCTTAACAAGAGTGATCTTGTCTGTTAGTAATCTAATATCTGCTAGTTCAAATTCTTTTAGGTCACCGTCAAATACCTTAACACCCTGGAAACTACCACCACCAAAATTTGTATTAAAATATACATCTCCTACATTATCTAGTCGTAGAACAGGATCTACAGTTAGACCAGCAGAAAGACCAATATCAAAGTATTGTTTGTTGGTGTGTAAGAATGTTGTTGTTAATGATGTATTATCTAGAGTTGTAGTAGCAGCATCAAATGTTACTAGAGATGCAGTAACTTCAAGTTCATCGGTTGTTACCGATCTGATAGTATCAATAGCAAGGAAGTCAAGTCTTGTAGTTGTTAACTGGAGAGTATTGTTACCATCATTGTAGAAGTACAGAATATTCTCGTTAGCACCAGGAGCAGTCTCAGGAATGATAAAGGTGTTTTGGTCAACGTCTTTAACACCACCAAGAGATCCCCAGTTAGTTCCATCATATCCTTCGTACTGTGTGGATGATGTATTGAAACGAATAGAACCTGTTACTGCTGCTCCTCTATCTCCATCTGCTCCTGTAGGCAATACTAAAGAAGTAGCAGCATCAATTACTACTTTCTTACCAGAGTTTGGTTGTAGAATTAGATCATTGATATCTGTTCTAATAGTATTCTCAGTAAGTCTCAAATCTCCATTGATGAGCAGAGGAGAAGAACCAGTTGGGTCAATTTCAACATTGAGAAGTTCTTCAAATCTGAGAGAAGCAACAGCAGGACCCCAGAATGTAAGTTCAGCAGTTCCGTTGATAACAGCACCAGTAGTATGTGTTGGTTCAGCACCAGAGGTAGCAGTAGTACCAGCAACAGTTACTTCGTAAAGATTATTCTTATACTTTAAGTAATCGCCAAGATTTACAGGAGTATTAGCATTCCACTCATCATATGACGGGGCGTTTACATTACTAGAAGAAATTTTCTTACAATTTACAAACTCAAGGAATTCATTTGTAATCTTAATAGTGTTGATACCATCATTAATGAACCATAGTGTGTTATCATTAGCACCTACAGTTTCTTCTGCTTTGATGTAAGTATTTCCATCTAGGTCTCTAACACCACCGAGAGAAGACCATGCTGTGTTTAGAGCATTGTATCCTTCATACTGCTGTGTGTCAGTATTGAATCTAATCTGACCATCTGCTAGTTGGTTTGATGGTGGTCTAGCATTTGTATCACCAACTGGAATCTGTAGAGCACTGTTAGTAGCAAAGTTAGCGATTCTTCCTGGTGCTGGAACTAACTTAAGATCGTTGCTTCCTAAACTACGAACCTCGTTTGTCTCGATTTGAATCTGATCGTTGACATTAATGTCGGTGAAAGTTTTGAGTGTTCCCTGTGTAGTTAAATTGCCATCAATCAAACTTACAGATAAAGTAGTCGCACTTGTATTTGGATCATATACATCAATGTTTGATTGAATAAAGAATCCAGTTGCTGCAGTTAGTGTAATCGCACCAGTGCTTTCAATATTTGCGATCTCTAAATCTGATCCATTGATGTCTGGAGCAGTTAGTGTTCCAGTTACAGAAGCATCAAGAGTAGTAACTAACTCAGTAGCAGTGAAAGATACAGCAGAAACATTACCCGTATCTACATTAGATACAACAATGTCTGTGCTATCTACCGTTAAGACTTCTGCTTCAAATCCACTACCAAAGGTTTTAGGATTATTTGGATCAACCGTTAGAGTTGCTGCTGTGCCAAAATTAAATCCAGCATCATCATCTCCAGTATCACCAGCATCATAGTAATATAAAGTTGGTGTTGAAGTAGTTACTTTAATAGTGAGAATGTCATTCTCTCTAGTAACACCATCAGTATATTCAGAACCAGTGAAAGTTAGAACAGAAGCTCCGCTACTAGATGGGAGTCTGTCGATAGTTAAAGTTGTTAAACTATCGATGCTAACAACTTTTGTTCCAGTTGCCAAACTTCCATCACCTTGAGATGATACAGTCATACCAACAGCAAGGTTATTTGTTGTAGCTACTGTTAGTGTGGTTGAGGTATCATCTAAAGTACAAGCAATTCCATCAAAGAATGATGGTGCTTTATCACCACCTTCAAATGAAGATAGTGAGAAGTTATGAGTAGCATTAGAAGCATCTGTTAGATCAAAATCATATGTGCTACCAGCATATAGAGTTAGATTAGGAACAAAAACATCATCAATTAGAATCTTAAAGTCTCCACCTTGTGCCGAAGCAGTAGCAACAACATATGATGTGTTTCCACCATTTACAACACAAACATCACCAGCGCCAAAAGTAGTATCAATAGCTTGTGCTAGATTGACAACAACAATACTTTGAATATTACCGCCTGAAGACTGTACAGCAATGATATCTTGAGCGTCGAATGTTGTAATACTAGAAACTTCAAGTGTTAGGTCATCTCCTGGACTTGCGCCACCAATTAAGTTACCTGCGACTGTTACTGATTCTCCTTGAACATAATCAAAACCAGCAGCATTTACAATAGCTGATGGTGTTCCATCCCCACCACGAACAACATCAACAGTAAGTCCGCTTCCACTACCTCCACTGGTAGCGACACCAGTATATGTACTATTTGCGTCTGCTAGTACAGCAGCACCAGCTGTCAATGTGACCTGTACTACAGCACCATCTCTCTGTTTGATAGTGTCGCCAACAGACATAGCACTAGCAGGAACACTACCACTGAATGTTAATGTCTGTGCGCTATAGAATTTGACTACTCTTGTAATTGGTTGAATAAGATCTGATGGATTTACAGTTAGTAAGTCAGTTACAGAATATCCATTACCACCATCAGAAACTTCGACTGTTTTTACAGACCCTAAAACATCGACTCTATACTCAAATGGAGTAGTGCCAACACCAAAGGATGGTGCGAATGACAGAGTAGCACTACCAGGAGAGGTTGGAGCAGTGCTCAGAACAATTGTCAAAGCAGCAGCATCAATACTGCTAACAGTAGTATCCGCTGCTAATACACCACTACCAGCAGTCTGTGTAACCGAGTCGCCAATAGCAATACCAGTAACTGATGTTACATTAATTAGAGTTGTATTTGGAGATGAGAACGTTAGGTTTGCCGCACCAGAGATGTCTGCTGGGAACGACATTGTTAGAGTTGTAGCACTGTCAATACTTTGAATTACAGCACCCTGAGCAACGAATCCAATGTCACCAGGACCGTTGAACACATTCATTCCAACTTGGAGATTGGAAGTGTCAGCAATAGTAATCTGTGCTTGACCAGCAGTCAGTGTAGTGGCAACTCCAGTAATTTCACCTGGGAGAACTGTAGTTAATCCCGTTACCCCTGTTGGTAGACCCAGAAGATCTCCTACAGTGTATCCAGAACCATATGTAGAAATATCAAAATCTGAAATTTTTCCTGGGTTTGTGGTTACAGTAAATGCGAATCCACTACCAAATCCACCAAAGAAAGTATTGTCAAGTCCTAGAACATCATTTACAGCATAGTTTTGTCCTTCTGTATTAATAGAGGCAGCAGTAACCGTACTGGTATATGATACTCCAGTGATGCTATACCTTGCTCCAGTACCTCCACCAATCTGTGCGTCGATAAACTCAACAACATCTCCTGCTGAGTAACCTGTACCAGTCTGTGTAAAGATAACATCTGTTACAACGCCACTAGCGTCTACAGTGACATTAGCAGTGGCACCTCTACCAGAAGTTGATGGAGAACCAGAAACGACAGAAATGGTCGATCCCATTCCTGAGTGAGCACTACAAGCATATCCAATTTGCTGTACAGATGCTGTATCGTGAATAATTAGATCAGCAAACGCACCAGCATTACCTTCTAGTCCATTTCTTACGACAGTAAAATCTTCTGAGGGTAGGGCATCTAACTCCCCAGCGCCGTGGAAGTAAAATGGGTGAGTTGATAGTAAAGGATCTGATACATCAAATCTGTAAGTGTTACCAATTTCAAGTGTTAGTGCTTGCTGGGTATTACCATCAATAGTATAAAGTTCATTTGGAGGAGCAGAAGGATTATTAACTACTCCTACCACATATTCTTGTCTAGCAACGTTGAATACATCAACCTGAGCATACACACCCTGTGCGTATCCACTACCAGCATTTGAAATATTACCAGTAAGATCTGTAGTACCAGTAACTGTAACGTTTAGAGTTGCGTTTGAACCACTTCCTCCAGTAACAGGAACTGCTGTCCATGATCCTGGTGGATATCCAGAACCTGCGTTCGTGATAGCACCATCTAAAACATCAACAACAAATTCACAAGTTGCTCCATTACCTGTGCCACCAATAAGGTCAATACCAGTATACTGACCATCTGTATAATTAGCACCAAGGTTTGTGATTGTACCACTAAAACCTACAACTTCAAATTCTGCTAGCGCACCGTCACCAGTTCCTCCAAGGAGAGGGACATCTGGATAAGTTCCTTCATCATATCCAGAACCAGTGTTGTTGATAACAAGACTTTCTGTGGTGATGACATTCTTCTGTAGAAGAAGATTTTTGTAAGACTTAAGATTGATATCAGAGATATCAAATAATTTTTTCGTATTTGCTACAAACCCAATAGTATCCTGTGATGGTTTGTAGATACCAAGCTCTGCGTCAGACGTGAATGCTAGTGATGGAGAAAATCTAGTTCCATCACCTAATTTTAAAAGACCAGTAGATAGGTCACTACCGCCAGCAGTGACGTTAAAAATCTGATCACCAATCTGGTTAATCTTGACCCTTTGCTGTTCAAAGGTATCAGTTCTTGCGACGTTAATTGCTGGCATTTCTTATTAGCTCTCTAAGTAGGGATTTGATTTCAGAGACTTCATCCTTCAACATATTTATGTCTTCCAACGCGGAATTCAAGTGTTTTAGTTTACGTCTAGCTTCAATAGCAGAGCTGTCGTGATTCAAGATGGCACCTGAGGTCTCGTCCCTAACGAGACCATCATGCCCTTTAACTTTGATGTAACCCATACGCGGAAATTAGAAAGCGGCGACTGCTCTGATGTCCTGAATCTTAGGAACATATGCTGGATCCACTCCCTTCATTACAACTTTGATTGCGAATGAAGAGAATTCAGGAAGGTTAGATACGCTATACTTTAGATCTTGGTAAGAAGATTGCTTCTCAACAACACTGGAAATTGTGTTCTCGGAAGTAGCAATTTCTAGAGTATCTGGTAGACCATTGTCATTGAAGTAGAACCATTCAGCATCTTCGAAGTTTTCTTGACTGGATGCTCTCTTGTACTTGTAAAGAACTTCGATATTTTCAATGTTCTTAACATTGGCAAGCAGATGTACATCTACTGCAGTTGCTGGATTTGTAATAGTAATCTCTTTGGTTACATACTTAGCAATAGAAGAACTATTCTTAGATGTATCCTCAGCAACAAAGTCAACACCAGGACTGTATTCTACCTTAGCAACTTCCATGAAGAAAGCTTCATCATCAGGTTGATCGGGATATGAAATGATATCACCTACACGGAAGATATCGGCAATCTGATCAGCAACTTCATTTCTTCTAGAATATAGCGTGCTGTCAATAATTCTAGCAGTATAATTGTCATTGATTGGTTGAACATCTGTTCTCAATGTCAATACTCTAGTTGTTCTATTCCATACGATAGATTTACCAGTAATTTTGTTATCATAAGTTTCCAGAATCTTAGACTCAACTGGATTACGAGCAACAATTGTAATAGCCTCTCCAGCAGCAGATTGCGTAGAGCTATTAATGATAGGTGTCACTTGTGATGGACTGGATCCAACAGTAACTGTTGGCGCTGATTGGGAACTAGCAAATTGAGTTAGTTCAACTTCCTCCCCAATAACAAATCCTTGCTTCGTCTTGACCTTGACCCAGATTTGGTTACCATCGACTTTAGCGATAGTGCCATTAGCAGCAGAGGTTTTTCCTTTGACGCTCTGGTTGTTTTGATATGTAACTCCTGGCGTTGTAGTAGAAAGTGTAAACGAGAAAACAGGGTAGAATTCAATCAATTGATTTCTTCTTCCATATCTGTTCTCTTGTCCACTAGCATTCTCAATTCTGTTAGATACTGTCTTGAGTGAAGCACTAGCAAGATCAATTACAGGAGACAAGTAAGAGACTTCAGATGAAAGATCAATCTTATAAGTAATTGATCTGTCGAGATCATTCAAAGTTTCATTAATCTCGGAAGCAATTACTTTTTGGTTTTCAAAATAATGTGCTTCGTTGAGGAATGTCTTTTCAAATCCAGACTGTGAATATGAAGTATAGTTTGTTGTTGAAGAATCAATAGGAATAATATTAGTTGTCTTGACTGATGCTTCTAGTTTTGTACCACTAACTGTTAGATAATGTACTTGTGGATATAGAACCTCAAACTTTCTGTTGTAAGTAGCATAAACATGTCCACCAGAAACAGAACTTCTAGAAGCATTGGTGATTGTTCTGATTGTATATGAATCTACACCAGCATTAGCAACTCTGAATAGGTTTGTGTTATATGTTTCGGATGGAATACCACCCGCCTCATCAGCACCTCTAAAGAACACATATGAATTACCACTGTCTTCGAAACCATTATCTCTATGGTTAATCTTGATAATGCTGTTGTTGTTTTTGAACAACTGTGATGTGGCAATAGACGCTGAAGTAGCATCAGTCTCGATTGGATCTTTCTCAAGGAGTTCATAACCAAGACTTACGTTCTTGAGTAGTAACTCACAAGGTCTTGAATTATCAAACTCAGCACGGTATAATTTAAACTTGAGATCTTGATCTAGATCTTCAGTCCAAGTATCTGTGTTTTGAGACTTATAAAGAGATCCAAGAGATGGTTGTGTGGTGATTACAGTGCTAGTAGCAAGGTCAGTTGCTCCCAAAGAAGAAGCCCACAGTTCATAGTCAGTCGAATCAGTCTCAACTACCAAAGCATATTCAGAATCATTCTCTAGATATACGGGGTAATCAAAAGCAAAATGTGTAGGTGTTGTAGACTCTGTAAGACCTTCAAAATCGGTTGCTACACCCATTCTAACTGCTGGGGTATCAATCTCAATAAACGTTTCTACAACACACCCTCCAGCACCGTTACCGACTCCCTTGATGACAACTGATGGTGCTTCGGTATATCCAAAACCAGGAATTGATACCTCGGCATTGTAGATCTTACCATCAGAAACATTGATCTTAGCAGTTGCTACAGATCCACCAGGAAGTTGTGGACTTTCAATAGTAAGAACAGCACTGTCATAGTTAGCACCAGTGTTTGTAATTCTAATATCAGAAAGTTTACCACTATCCTTAGCGATTGTCAGAGTAAGATCTGTTCCACCAGTAGCATTTGCTACAGTCAAAGATGGAACCTCAATAATTTCATTCTGTAAGAATGATCTTCCATTATGATTACTTAAGACAAGTGTATAAACCTGCTCATTTGTCAGAGCATAAACTCCAGTAGATGATGGAGTCAACTCAACACCATTTTTGTCAATGATTTTAGCAATAGGACCAGAAGCAGCGGAACTAGTTCCTACAACAACTTCTCCTTGAGTTACCTGAATATTACCTGAAGCGAAACACTTAAGGTATGTCTCGGGTGTCAGTGACTTCTCACTACCAGGGATAATATTTTTAGCAGGTTTGTCGAAGTCAACATTAGTCATGTAAACTCTGACAGGAATTTCTTCACTCTTCTTCTTAAAGTAAAGATCGGCACCAGTTACAAATACTCCACCATCAAAGTTCTCAACCTTGATTACCTGTGCTAGAGGATTAGGTCTTAGAGGATCATCAGTGTTACTCTCTACAAATTGTACACCTTCATTCGACTTAAAGTAAGATGGTTTTGTAGATACGATGCTAGAAGGATTCTCTGGAAGTAAACCAGTAGCATAATACTTGAGTTCGGCATATGTATCAACGCCTGCTTTTTCTTCATCAGTGTCACTGGAAGTAAACCTAAAGGTTAGTTCTCCAGTTGTAAAACGTAGTTCTTCTGAAGACTCATCATATTCTACAGTGTCAATGTCACCAGTCCAAGTAGCATTCTCTCTAGGAGCGTAACCCGCAGGTAGTAAAATAATACCACTAGCATTGCCGTTTTGATCGGTAACAACTTCGCCGTTAAATGCTGATAGTGAGTTTCCAGCAATACCAGTAAATCTTAGGTCAGGATTTACCCAACGGTTGATGTTTCTACCTTCTAAGAATACAGAGACCTTAGTTAGAGGCTTAAGTCTTCCAATTACAAATTTGATTTCTTTGCTTCGAGCAAAGAACTGTAGTGATGTTGCTACAACACTCTCACCAACTGTTTTGGTTTGTACGCCTTTACCAAGTTCGTTATTCTGTGGACTAATGTTAGATGAACTTCCAACAGAAGCAGACTTGACAGAAGACTGAGCATTAGAAGTATTAGTCTCACCAAGAGAATTAATAGAAGTAAATGATGGAGATGTTCCTACCCAGTTTACAATGAAAGAGTCATGGAGACTGGAGAAACTCTCTTTAGTATCATCCTTGGCAATAAAGATATCATATAGACTCGTGTTAGTGTCTACTACTAGTGGTTCTACATTTTGATCATACCACTGATCAATTTGAGGATGTAGAGATCCTTCACCAACATACTGGAATACAACAAATGGGTTTGGATTGATAGTGCCAGAAGCAAAATCATTGCCTAGTAGTGAAAGACTGCTATATGGTAAAGTTACAATGTCACCAGACTTTTGATATCCAGCAACAGATCTCTGGTCTTGTCTAGTATTAACCTCTCTTAGAAGAATTGAATCTTCTTTAGACTGTGGTCTCAATACAGACTGTCTGCTATCAATAGAACACTTGTAGTCAGCAGATACGAGGTTGCCAATACCGTGAGTCTCAAAATTGTCTACGAAGAAACCAGACTTAAATCTATCTAAACCAATTTCATCCTTGACCTGCATGTTCAATGCCTGTTGCTCAAGGATGCTAAGCGTGGTATAATACTCAAGACGCTCAACACGTTTCTCAAGTTTACCGATGTCCTTCATCGTGTAACGCTTGTGCTCAACTGGAGTAATTCTTACATCCTTGCTAGATGTTGTATATGCTGGGATATAAGCATAGAATAAAGCAACAGCATCTTCGACAGCATCTGGTTTTGTTGGATCAAGTGAAGAATTGCCTTCCTTGACAATAAACTCGCCTCTCTTATTGAGGAAGATGCCATCAATACGATCTAAGTATTGAACTTGACTAAATGAGAAGGTATACTCTAAGTTTGTATCTGGAGCAGGAGTTGCTGCTACAACAGAACCAGGACCAGTAAAGTTGCTGGTCGTTACTTCTAATGTAGAAGTATCTTGATATCCAGCAACAATAGTGCTAGTATTTACTTTAGGACGGAAGTCAATAACATTCTTAAGTTCTACATTTCCAAGAGCAGATGAATTGAATGTTGGAATTTCTGCTTCTGTTACACCTGCTTCGTGGAGATAACTGTCGATAGTTACAAAATCTCCTTGTGAATGTTCGAAGTAATCAAAAGCGATTACAATTTGACCTACAGTTGGTTCAAATCCTGGTTTCAATACAATTCTAGAAACATCATAAATTGTGTCTCTTTGTCCATTATCAAACGTAAATCTGTTAGTTACATCTGTACCAGAAACTAGATTACCTGCGCTATCAATTTCTGGTGGTTGTGTACTGGTTCCTTCATATACATAACGCAATTTATATGCGTCAGAGAAAGATAGAATTTCAACAACATCGGTGTCGTAATCAGTTCCTCTGAATGGAATGACTTTATCGCCAGCAGAATCAATAACAATACGCTTGTTTCTAACAGCAGTCTTAAGTCTTGGTTTAGCGTTTTCTACTTCTAAAGTTGCTGTGAGTTTTAACTCAGGAGCAACATAGTTTGATTCACCTTCAAAATTGCTATTAAAATATGATGTTGGTAGTTGGAACGTGATGCTTCCAGAAGTTAGACCACTAGCAGTATCAGTTGCTGAAGTAACTTCTACGTTGTCCTCATCGATGTAAACAATATCACCATCTTCAACCAAGTCAGCACTATTCTTTTTCAAGACAGTGATGATGTAGTTTTTCTCATTGAATGTCGTGAATCTCTGTGTGCCGAATGG